GAGCAATGCGCCGTCGAAGGCATCGGCCAGCACACCATGAGCATCGACGCCGATGTCTACTGGGCTTGGGAAAAAACCGAACCCGGCTGCTGGGCCGACAAAGGCTGGCGCGATGACTTCAAAAAGCGCCACCCCGAGACCGCCGTCCACTACACCCCGCGCCGCACCACGGTGCTTGTCCCTTAAATGATCAAAGCACCCGACCGCGAAAAAATCTCCGAGATCCTCTCGGACATCGATGAAGCCGACGCCGATGGCAGCGGCTACGTCCAGCGCAAGCTCCGCAACTGGAACACCCGCTTTTGTATTTGGGCCGGCCAGACCGACGACGGCCGCAAACACCAAGAGGCTCTCGGCAAGCGCCCATTCCCCTGGGACCGCGCCCTCGATTCCCGCGTGCGCATGGCCGACACCATCGTCCGCGACCACGTTGCCATGCTGACCAACGCCTTCTTCAAGGCGCGCGTCCAGGTCCAGCCCGTCGAGTCCATGGACATCGACAAGCGCAGCGCCGCGGAGTCCGTCCTCAAGTGGCTCCTTTTCCAGCACGTCCTTGATGATCTCCGCAGGGAAGTGCAGCTCGCTGCCAACTTCCGCGAGACCTACGGCTTGGCCGTCATGGCCGTCGATTGGATCAAGACCACCCGCACCGAGATCAAGAGCTTCAGCATGGAAGACGCCATGATGATGCTGCAGGAGTCGCAAGATCCCAACCTGCAAGCTCTTCTCGAAGTCGTCCTCGACCCCGAGCAAGAAGAACTCGCCGCCCAGCTCATGGGCGAAGTCATCCCGGAGCTAGGCACCACCGCCAAAGTCCGCCAGTTCCGCGAGAAAGGCTTCGTTGAGTGGGAGCAGCCCTACGTTTTTGAAAGCCGGCCCCAGTGGACCGCGCTCGAGCCTTGGGAAGACATCATCTTCCCCGCCCAGACCTACTCATTGCAGCGTGCCGCGTTCGTTGCCCGACGCGAGCTAATGACCGAACCGGAGTTGCGCGAACGTGCCGCTGTCGAGGGTTGGGACGACAAATGGGTCGAGCAAGTCGTGGAGAAGAAAGGCGACATCCGCCGCATCTCGCTGAACCTGCACCGCAGCGACCAGTTCCTCTACGACCACCAGCGCGACATGATCGAGATCTGGCACGTCTACCGGAAGGAGCACGACGACCGCACCAAGGCCATGCGCGTCACTCGCACCGTCCTCAGCTACCACGTTCCCGACCGCACCGCCGTCCACGACATCCTGCCCTACGCGCACGCGCTCTATCCCTTCGTCGAGCTGCCCCGGGAACGCGCCTCACGCCCCATCTTGGAATCCCGCGGCGTGCCGGAGATCGTCCAGACCGCTCAGGAAGAAGTCAAAATCCAACGCGACATGCGAGGCGACCGCGCCAGCATCGTCACGTTGCCCCCGCTCAAAACGCCCGCTGCGCGCGGCAAGATGGACCTCATCATGGGACCGGGCGTGCAGATCCCCGAGCGCCGCCCCGGCGAGATCTCTTGGATGAACCCGCCGCAGCCCGACGCCGGCAGCATCGAAGTCGAAATGTCCATCCGCAACGACGTGGACAACTACTTCGGCCGCATCAGCGAAGCCGTCCCGCCGCAACGCTACATGCTCCACACCCAAGAGCTGGTCGATAGCTGGCTCCTTGATATGAAGCTCTGCCTCGTCCAGACGCTCGCCCTCTGCCAGCAGTATATGACCGCGGAAGAAGTCGCCCGCGTCACCGGCAACCCCAATCTCCCACTCACTGCCAGCCCGGCCGACATCCGCGGACGCTTTGATGTGACCTGCGAGTTCGACGCCCGGTTGCTCGACTCCGAAGCCCTCGGAGCCAAATTAGACTACCTCGCCAAGGTGCTCGTTCCCTTGGACAGCTTCGGCGTTATCGATCGAGTCGGCTTGGTCCAATATATGATGCAGGCAGTAGACCCAAATCTCGCCGGCATATTAATCAAGGATATCGGCGCCGCTACCCAGGCCGAGCAAGAAGACGAGCAAGGCGCCTTCGCAAAAATCGCCGCCGGCACAGAACCGCCATTGAAAGAAGGCGGCCAAAACGCGCAGGTAAGACTGCAAACCTTGCAGCAAATCATTCAGAGCAATCCCGCCGTCCAGCAGCGGTATCAGCAGGACGAAATCTTCCGCAAGATGATCGACGCCCGCGCGCAAGCCTTCCAATTCCAGTTGCAACAGCAGCAAAACGCCGTAATCGGCCGCACCGGCGCCCAGCCCGCGCTGCAAAAGATGGCGCAAGACCAGCAACTCGGCATGACCGCCCAACCCGCCGCTTAATTATAGCGAAATTAGAAAGTTTATCCCGTGCATCCTAACATCAACGTCCGCAACGTCGCCGGATTGAACATCCCGCAGCACGATTATCTCAGCATCTCGTACTACGGCAGCACGAACAACATCCAGACCGTCACCTACAAAGAAGGCGGCAGCACCGGCCAAACAGTCGCCACGCTGACCTTCTCCTACACGACAAATCCGCCGACCACCAACGACGCGGACCTCGCTGCCGTCACCCGCTCTTAAATCTCCGATTTCTAATCTCAAATGCCTTGGACGTTTAACCCCTTCAGCGGCACGTTCGATCAAAAAGGATCGGGCGGCGGCGGCGGCGCGTCCTACATCGACGGCGAGGTTGCCGTCTATGCGGACCTCCCCTTGGACGGCTCGGCCCCGCTCAACAGCGCATGGCTAGTGCGCGGCAACAGCGGCGTGTGGCCCTTCAACAAACCGGCAGGCATCTACTATCGAAGCGCCACCGCTGGCGTCTCCCGCGATGCCGACTATACCTTCGGCGGCACGCTGGGTGACGTGTTCGCAGATAACGTCTTTTTGCTGTATGATAACGCCGACAGCACGCGCAACCTCCAGTTCCAGCTTTCCGGCATCACCACCGGCACGACCCGCACGCTGACCATCGCCGACCGCTCTGGCGTCAACGTCGTCAGCGACACCTCCGCAGGCAGCGGCAGCGATGTGGTCAACAACATCGTTTCGCTCACCCAAGCCGAATACAACGCCATCGGAAGTCCCGACGCGGCCACGCTCTTCCTCATCACCGACCCGTAAGCCATGGCCCTCCTGCAAAAAGCCTATCTTGGTGCCACGCCGCTGTTTCGGAATACGTCCTTCTTTGAGGACAACGCCTACACCGCCTCCGATCGCTCATCCGCCGTCACTGTGACCGCCGACGCCTCGGCGCACACGAAAGGCTCATGGGCGCAGCTTATTGCCAGCACCAGCGCCAATGCCTCGGCCATTTATGTGGAGGCCAGCTTCGTTAGCAACGGCTTTGACACCTCCTGCCTGCTCGACATCGGCACGGGAGCCAGCGGCTCCGAGACGGCCCTCATCTCTAACATCGCTGTCGGCGGGTCACGATCAACCGCAGGCGTTGGAGCTTACTATTTTGTCATCCCGATCCAAGTGCCCAGCGGCACGCGCATATCCGCACGCATCCAGCACATCACAGGCAGCGCGACAGGCACCATGTTGGTCGAAGCCCGCAACTACGGCGACTACGCGCAATCCCCCACCAGCGTGGACACCATAGGCACCGACACTGCCACCAGCACAGGCACCGATTTTGTCACCGCCAATACTTACGTCCAACTTACATCATCTACGAGTCGCGCCTACCGAGCCATTGTCATGTTGCCGAATGTTTCTGGTAATGCCATCGCCTCAGTATTGTCAACATTTACGCTGGCTACAGGAGCCAGCGGGGCAGAAACCGAAATTGGCGTTCGCCGTTTTGATTACGGCAACTCCGAAAACACTTTAATGCGGGAAGATCCTCTTGTGGACAGCAACGTGCCCAGCGGCACACGCCTCGCTGTGAAAATCCAAGGCCCAACCTCAAACATCGCCATGTATGGCGTCTGCCTCATCGGCATCCCCTAAAATGCAAAACTGGCACCTCCTCTATAACACCACAACCGGCGAATCCGTCAGCATCGGCACCGTCATCGCCGATCCGCTGCCGGAAGGCATCACCGCGCTCCCGCTCACCGACGCCGAAGGCGAAGGACTGCAAAACGGCAGCCTCATCTGGGACGCCGCCAGTCGCACGCTCATCCCCACGCCGCCGCCCACCGTCACCGCCGAAGAACACCTCCGCAGTGTCGGCCTCGCAGGCGACCGCCAGCCCACACTTTTGTATCTGCGCCAGTCCCTCACCGCTGCTGGCAAAACCTGCGCCGAGCTGGACGCCGTCGAAGCCTACTTGCAGCAGATCCTCACCATGTTCGCCGCCAATCCGGCGCCGCGCAACGACTGGCCGAATCCCAGCGTCACCTTTGAAGCCGCCGTGCAGTCGGCCATGAACGCACTCAACAGCTAATGCGCACAGTCACATTACAGTCTATCCTCCTCCGCGCTTGGCAACGCAGCGGCAACGACGGCTCGGATATTTCCAACATCCCATCCGGCGCAAGAACCATGATGGTCGCCGCCGCCAACGAGCGCATCGCCGACTGCTGGGAGTGGTCGGATTGGCCAGAACTCATGCGCGTCGAAGAACGCACCGTCGAAGGCGACGAGACAACCGGCTACTTCATCCCCTACGAACAGTCCGGCGAGACCGCCATGGGCGAAGTCTTCGCCGTCCTCCGCGACAACCCTGCAACACACGTTGCTCCCCGCGCAATCGGCTACACGCTCCTCGGCGACAACGTGAGATTCCCGCAGAGCACCGACCTGCCAACCACCGTCTGGGTCAACTACCGCATCCGCCCGACCGAATACAGCGCAAGCAACCTCTCCGCGACAGTGCCCGCCGTCATCGCCAAAGCAGTCGCCCTCATGCTGACCTCAGACCTCCTCACCGAAGACGGCCAGCTCGACAAAGCACTCGCCATGGAACAGATGGCCGAGTCCGAGCTGATCTCGCAGCGCGACAAATACTACTTCCAACAAAACCAGCCGTCCATGTGGACCGCCCGCGTCAACCAATACTAAATTATGCACCCGAATACCCGCATCACCAACCGCACGTCCGGCAGCCAATTCATCGGCGACACCAACACCGTCACCGCTGACATCGTCTCCATCGACGTGATGACCGACACCAAGTTCCACACGCTCACCGGCAACCTCACCGGTGCCGCGAACGCCACCGAGGCCAGCGCCGCGCTCATCAAGGCTGGCACGACCCTCGACGGCTTCTTCAGTGCCATCAAGCTGCACAGCGGCACGGTCATCGCTTACCGCAAATAGTGAGGAGCCGCGCGATGAGCCTGTCGTATTTTCATCACAACATGAGCACCACCGAGAAGGGTGTGCTTGGAACGGTTACTAGCATCGGCTCAAGCGTCTTCTCAATGCTCCCTCACCTAGAAACAACCCTGCGAGTCGCCGGTCTTTGTGTCGGCCTCGCGGTCGGCATCGTCACCTTAATTTCGGTCCTTCACGACCTGAGAAAGAAACAGAAGCAAAAATAATATGAGAAACTGGAAAACATCACTCCTCGGAGTCCTCACAATCATCGCAAGTCTCAGCACCGCTGGCCGCGAGTTCCTCGCCAACGGCAGCATCCCCGACCTCGGCCTCGTTGCCGCAAGTCTACTCGCGGGCTGGGGACTAATTGTTGCGAAGGATTCGACCGCCCGCCTCTGAATCCATGAGCGCCCGCGTCACAAAACTAGTTGCAGTTGCGATCCTCGCCGCGTCTTGGGCTGCTCTTGCGGCTGGGTGCGTAACGGTGGGCTACGACTTCATTAAGCAGCAGGCGACCGTCACCTTCGACGCCAAAACGGTGAAGGAGCCGTCCAAGTAGCTGCATGCCATATCCTGCAAAACCAAAGGTCTTGGGCCAAGCGTTGCTGCAAGAGCAAGCGCCAGCCGCCATGGCGTTTTTGCGGGATTGGTATGGGCGCAGAAAGATTACCGACCCATACATTGCCGAGGCTTTCGACAAGGACAGGCCGCACATAATGTCAAATTTGCAGGCAACGCCGGACATGAAGATCGTTAGCCAGATCGACGGCGACCCAAGAATTAAAGGGCAATACATCACGGATCAAAACCGAATCCTAATGACTCCCAACGCCGATCCATTCACTCCACTGCATGAGCTGACACATGCGGCTAACATGCGTGGGCTTGGCGGTGGATACATGCGGACGATTCACAAAGACATCGTAAAAAACGAAATCAAGCCGAGGGACCAGCAGCAGGGTGTCTACAAGGACAAATATGAATACTTCGCCAGTCCTGACGAGGTGCATGCCCGCGTCATGGTGTTAAGAGAGGCCGCAGGCTTCCAGCCAAACAAGACAGTGACCGAAGAAGACCTAAATCGTTTCCTAAAAATGTATCGAGGTCAGAACGAAAACATCAACGATCTGTTCAATATGTCCAAAGACAAATCATCCGTGTTGGACATGCTCAACTTTATGGCCAAGGCACCTACAAACAATAGGCGCATGGCTGCGTAACCATGTGGAAGTGGATCAAGAGACTATTTGGAAAGCCGTCCGCGACTGGCCCAGCGCCAGCCTCGCCGAGCTTGCCATCCGTATCCACAACCGTCTCCACACCCGCCGAGAGCACAGTCTACGACGAGCGCAGGCTCAACACCCCGAACAAAAGCGGCAGACCCATCACGCCGACCATGATCGTCCTGCACCATACATCGGGCAGCTATAACGGCAGCGTGAGCTGGTGCATGAACCCCGAAAGCAAAGTGTCCTATCACGTCATCATCGCCCGCAACGGCAACCGCACCGTCCTCGCCGACGATACGGCCCGCTGCTGGCATGCCGGTCTGTCGAGCTGGCAGGGCGTGCCGGACTGCAACAGCTACAGCCTCGGCGTGGCATGGGACGGCAATACATACGAAGACCCGCTCGGTGAAGACGCGATGGACAGCGCCATCCAATACATTATCCCGCGCATGAAGAAGTGGCACATCCCGATGTCCCGCATCGTCACTCACCAACAGATCGCCCCCAACCGCAAGAACGACATCAGCCCCGCCGACGCAGCGCGGTTCAAAAGCAGACTCAAGGCAGCGCTCAACTAATGGCATTAGAATCTCCAGTCCAACGCGATGGTGACGCCGGTTTCCTCGGCTTCGCCAGCCGATTGAACCCGCTGACCTTGCCCGCCGGAATGCTGCAAGACAGCGTGAACATGCGCTTGGACAGGGGCGTCGCGCAAACCCGCAAGGGCAGCAAGCGCCTGACGGACACCATCGGCACAACCGGCGCCCCGCTGACATTGGACTTCACCCTCGGCACCGACAGGACCGTCACCTCAATCACCCGCGCCTCGACCACCGCGACCGTCACGGCTACTGCCCACGGCTTCACCACTGGCGACCAAGTGAACATCCGTGGCGCCGCCGAGACAGACTACAACGGCGACTTCATCGTCGCCGTGACAGACGCCAATACTTTCACCTACACCGTCAGCGGCAGTCCCGCGACACCGGCCACCGGAACCATCATCGCCAACAACGGCCCCGAAGTCCGCGACAGCTACGAGGGCGGACTCTACGCGGCCGGTGTCTTCGCCAGCCAGAACTACGACAACGCCAACGAATACATTATCCTCGCCGGATCAGACAGCGCCACGCTTTACCGCCAAGGCCAGTCGCCGGTGGTCAAAACCTACCCGACCAGCCCCGCCGAAAAGATTGAAGGCACCGACACCGTCTCAGTAGTGCAGGCATTTGATCGTCTCTACATTCTCCGCGAGGCCGACCGCGCGGTAACCGGCTGGGAGCAAAAGCTCACGACCGCTTCCGGCATAACGGTCAGCACCACCACGGCCACCATTAACGTCACCGCCCACAGCTACCCCGAAGGCGCCCGCGTTCGCATTGAAGGCAGCACAACGCCCGCGTTCGACGGCCACGAATACGACGTTACAGGTGTCGCTACAGACTCTTTCACGATTACCGTTCCAAGCGGCACTGCAACCCACGCCGCCGCTGGCATCAAGATTCGCCGCGTGAAGCCCCCAATCTATTGGGATGGCGGCGCTGGCAACTTCGTCCGCGCCACCGCAGGCGTGCCAGCCGAAGGCGTCACCTACACCCGCATGCCGAGTGTCGGCTGGGCGAGTTACCATAACAATCGGCTATGGATCGCCAAGACCCGCGACACGGTTGGCATCAGCGACGTTCTGGACTCCGACTTATACGACCCATTTTGGAACAGCTTCCGCGCCGGTGCGGGCGGCGATGACCGCATTGTCGCAGTCCATCCATGGGTTGAGGGGCAGGCGCTCGTCTTCTGCCGCAAGTCCATCTGGCTCGCCACCCTCGGCCAAGTGTCGTCCACAGATGGCAGCGCCTTCTCGGTGGACACTCCGGTGTCACAACTCACGATGCTCACAAACGAGATCGGATGCAGCGCGCGCAACACGATTGTCACCGCAGGCTCGTTCGTCTTCTTCCTTAGTGATGCTGGAATCTACCGCCTCGATAGCCGCCTCGACCTTAAACTTCGCGGCGACACCAAGCCACTCTCGGAACCCATCGCCGACTTGTTTAGCCAAGTGGTGCAGTCCCGCGTGGAGAAGTCTGCCTTCGGCGTATGGCACGCCAACCGCTACCTAATTGCACTCCCGACAAGTGCCGAGCCGCTCGACGGCAACCAGCTCGTCATTGCGTGGAATGCGCTGACAGACACATGGGAATACCGCGACACTTATCCGTCCAGCGCCTCGGTCAACCAGATCCTCGTTGCCACCCACAGCAACAACCGTCGCGTTTTCAGCATCCCGCGCGCGGGCAACCTTTATCTGCTGGAAGAGGTCACCGCCGCCACCGACGACAATGCTGTCAACGGCGGCACCAGCCCAGTGGTCGGCAGTATCAAGACCCGCCGCTACGATTTCGGTGACATGCACAGCAAGCGGTTCCTTCGCACCATCGCCGATGTCGTCATTCCGGAGGGCGCCAGCGTCACGACTAAGATCAGCACGATCAATCCTGACACGGAAGCAACGGTCGGCACGCTGACCAATAGCGCAACCAGCGCCGAGGACTACAACATGAAGACGCCGGTGCGCTACAAGGCGCATAGCGCCGAAGTCATTTACGAAACATCCGGTGGGCGGCCGGAAATCAGATCCGCCAGCATTGAGGCATCGCCCAAGTCCTTGCCTCCGACTGAAACCCGCAACGCAGCATAACATATATGGCCTCCTATAATTACACCTTCACCTCTGGGGATACCGTGACCCCGACTAAGTTGAACTCCTCCCGCACCGTCAGCGACATCGTCAACGCTGACATCAAGAGCGACGCCGCCATCGCTGGAACAAAGATTGCTCCCAACTTTGGAACGCAGGCGCTTACGGCCGGTGCGGGCAGCGTTATCACTGGCAATACCTCAACGGATGCGCTGCGGATCACTCAAGAGGGCGCTGGCAATGCGCTGGTTGTCGAAGACTCGGCAAATCCTGACTCGACGCCGTTGGTCATCAATAATGTTGGGCAGATCATTTCTGGGGCGACAAGCGCGGTGGACGCGAACTCCGGTTTGCAACTAGTAAGCTCGTCCACCTCTGCCCCGAATGGCAGTGTTACCCTTTCTTTTTATGATGGATCTGGTTTTGGAAATAACGCCACTTACCGAAGCCGAAGGGCCAGAGGAAGCTCCACGGCTCCAGAGGTCGTGCAAGCCGGAGACTTGTTAGGCAGTGTTGCTTTTCACGGACACGATGGCTCTACGTTCATTCCGGCGGCAAACATAGTTAGTCTAGTAGA